TAGAATTTCTCCAGAAGAGAAAGAAGAGCTTCTCCGTAGATTAGCAGAAAGACATTCAAATCAAACAGGTCGTCCTATTAAAGCTGCTATATCAGAGTTTAGAACTAGACTATTTAAACCGAAATTAATATTAGGACCTAGTAGAATATTAAAGATATTAGATAGTGAAGATGGAAATTAAAAATGGCTAATTATGAATCTATTAACAGTTTTAAAAGAGCCTCTTTTGGTAAAAAACTAAAGTATACATATTTAAAGGAAAATTATCCTCATGAGATAGAAGCAGAACGTAATCCAGATGAAACTGATTTTAGTCATAAGAGCAGAATCAATGATTTGAGGAAAGACGCTAAAAAACATAAGACAAGAATTTCCAATAGCTATTACAAAAAATACTACAAAGAAGACTCTGAAGAATTGAAAGATGAGTGGTTAAAATAATGAGAAAAGATCCACCTAAAACTAAAATAATGGAAGGTGTACATATACATCAAAACTCTGATGGGTATACCTGCCTTACTTTAAATTATCGTGCCCAAACAGAAGAAAGTATAGATTTAGATGTTGTTAATGAAGAAAGAAGAAGGCAAAAACTTAATCCAATAGCTTCAGTTCAACAATATTTTGATTGGCTTGCCGAAACAATGGGTGGTAAAGATAACCCAATATGGCAAGAAGAAATGGAGAATAATCCTTATGCTGCTACTCAAAAACTTGCTGCTTATTTTAACTTCGATCCTGATTTTCATACTAAACACTATCCTGGTTATCTTATGGGTGTTCCTGTATATATATCTATTGATTTTGGTTTTCATCACCCTTGTGCTATCATCGCTCAAGCAGAAGATAAACAAGGTCATACCTTCCTCCACCTTCACCATACAGTAAGAGGAAAAGATCAAGATTTAGATATATTCTTAGATGCAATTTACAAATATGCTCAAAGAGAATTTCCACATTCAAAGATTAAATGGTGTATGACTCAAGAAGGATTACAAGCAAACGGAGCCGGATTTACTAAATCTGGTCAAGCTAGTCCATTTGAATTAATGAGGATTAAGGGATTTGTGCCATTTTATAAATGGCATCATGTACACGATGGAGTAGATTTAATAAATAGAATATTAGGAAAATCTGTAATTAAAGGTTTACCATTAGTAACTACAAATCCAGATGATAGAGATTTGAATGAAATGTTTGGAGGAGGTTATAGGAGAAGAGAAATTTCTATAGATGGTCAACCAGTTATAACTTCAGGATTTATTAAAGATAATTGGAACGATCATGTAAGCGATGCAGTTAGACCATTATTTGTATATTTCTATAAATTTGACGGAATTAATGAAAAAAAGGTTAAAGGAAGAAGGGGCGGAATGTCTATTCCAATGTAATATAATAAAGGTAAGTATGAAGAATTTGGATGTATTGGAAATAACTAAAAATAATCCTGAATCTATTGAAGAATTCAAAAAGTTTCTATTACACTTAAAAACAGTTTCTTTTGGAGAAAAGGCTCAATTACATAGAGATTGGGAAAAAGCAGAGGCAGCTGTGCTTCAGCGGTTTCTTAATTTAAGTAAATTATATACAGCATCTGGTAATGCTGGTACACCAGAAACAAGTATAACCAATGCTATAAATATAGATCAATTGATATCTGAATCAACGGATACAACAGATGTAGAAATGAAATTCTATTTACCATTATCTTCCAGGCAAGCCCAAGGGTGGACAGGGCATTTACGTAGATCAACAATTCCTCGAAATAGAGAGTTCTTTAGTATTAAATTTGATTGGCATGAAAAACTTTCAGCTAATTATCCCGAATTAGTACCTGTATTAGAAGCTTCTTGGAAAGATTATTTGATGGCTACTTATAATAGGATTAAAGCAGCAAGCAAAATAACTAAGGCTCAGTTACAATCTGTAATATTTGGTAATACTTGTATGTATTTAGAATACTCTGAAGATTTAGGATTAGTTGATGCTCATGTCATAAATGTTAGAGATATGGCTATACATTCCGCTAAGGAAGATATTAACAAATCTAAGTTAGTAATTAATTATCAAGTACCAATAACAGATTTACTAGATAATCCTAGTTTAGATAAAGAAATTGTAGACGAATTAAAAATGTCAATGGCTCTTACTGATGATCCAGTATCTTATCATTCACAAGAAAATACGTATGAAAACACAGAAACTGATTACGGAATGATTAGTTTAAGTACATTTTTTATACCCTACTGGATATCAAAAGAAAATACAGATTTATATTTTAAGAATATTCTAGTCACAGTGGCAGAAGGTCAAAATGAAAAGAAAGAAAGAATATGTACAATTTTACGGGCTATAGAATTGGATTCGAGAGAACAAAATCCTATTCTATTTGCAACATTTGGACCAACACCAGCTGGAACTGTATATTACCAATCGAAGATCTTACAAAATCTTCCATATCAAGCTATGGCGAATCTAGCTACCTCGACAGCAATGCAAGCCTTGCTCGTAGCTACATTTCCGCCATTAAAAGTTATTGATGACGGTACTATGACAGCTGATAGTTTTAATTGGTATCCAAGAGCTATATGGTCTATAAGAACTAAAGATGATGTAGAACAAATGGATATTAAATCAGATTTAAATGCTTATATAGCCTTAATGGGTTTTATAGAACAACAAGTTCAAAAAGGTGGTGGTATAACTGAAGTTAATTTAGGAGCTAGGACAACCTCAGTTAGAAAGACAGCATTTGAAGTTGAACAAGAAAAACAAGCTGGAGATGTTCCTATAGATTATATAATTGAACACCAAAATGATAATTTAATGCAACCATTTGTTTTTAAGCATACCTTATTATCACAAACTTATATTGAAGCTGAAGTTGAGAATTTAATTTATTCATTAAAAGAAGAAGAAAAAGAAACTGGAGCTACTTTAGATGAACTTAAAAAATGGCAATATATTAGAGCTAACTCTAGAATGTTTAAAAATTTCTTAATTTACTCTAAAATTGAAGAAAAGATAGATACTAAAATTAAGGAATTGTATCAATTAGATCCAGAAAAAGCTTTAGAAATACAAAGTATAAACAGTCCTGCTTTCATTTATTCTCTAATTATATCAAAATTTACAGAAGCTAATGTTATTATTGAAGGTAATACTGCAGAAGCTACAAAGAGAGAATTAAAAGAGGACTTATTGGAATTGTTACAATTGGTACCTACATTAGGATTAGAACAAAAAACGGGAAAACCTTTAGATGGTGATCAGGTATTAATGCTATTTGATAAAGTATATAATCTACCAATAAGTAAATTATTTAAACCTTTAAATAAAACTGCTCAAGAGAATCCAATGGCAGCCATTGCTGCCGCTGGAGGTCAAGTCGCTTCACCTAATACACAACTTCCACAAGGAGCGGTTACGCCTCCACAAGTTCCGCCTCAAGCTTAATATAATAATAGATATATGGAAAAACAAGAAATAGTAGATTTTCTTACAAATGTAGCAGATTCTCAATTTCAACAAGCAGCTACAGATAGGGCTATATTAGCTAAAAAAAGAAAAGAAGCTCAGGGACTTTTAAAAGAAGAATATACTGCTAAGAAAAAATCTATTTTAAGTTCTCTTATAAAAAATGTAGATTTTAAATGGTTTCTAGAAAATGAGATTTTACCTTTTACTATACCGGCTCCATTATTTACAGCGGATTTAGATGGTAGAGCAAAGTATGATATACTTAGGGCAGATATTTATAGAAATTTGTTTAGTGATATTATGGATAATGTAAGGAGAGAATAACATGGCAGATAGTGAAACAAACGAACAGGCTAAATATGTTCCAATAGAGGATGTGCATGCAGTTTTAAAATCCTTGGAGACTAAGATTGATTCTAAATTCAAGGAAGAAACTCCTGAATTAAAAGTTGCTAAAGAAAAACTTAGAGTTCCTTCAGTAGGAGATTTAGAAAAGTTTGGTGACGAACTTTTAAATAAGGCTGATCAAAGACAAACACAAAAAGAAAAAATTGAAACTGCTAGAGAACGTGGTAAAACAGAATTTGATTCTTTAACTGAATATAACAAAAAGTTAGCAGAAAATAATGATGTTGAGTGGAATGAAGGAACTGATACAGTTTTTAATGCACTTGCTACACAATATGCAGAATTTCAAGCATTAAAAGCTCAAGCTGAAAAAAGAGATGAGCTTACAGATGAGGATTGGGCTACTATTCATAAGAATGTTAATAGTGTAATGAAGTCTGTATTTAAATTTGAAAATTCTGAAGAAGCGGAAGAAGCTCTTGAAGAAGCTATGGAAGAAGTAGAAGAAGAAACTGAAAAACTTCAAAAGAAAGTCTCAAACATTCCTAAGAAAATAAAATCCCCATCTTTTATAAATGAACAGGTTTCTGTAGGACTTAAGCAATCTGAAATAGATAATTTAGTAAAAAGATTAGAAAAGGGTGAAATTGATGGAGATGAGGCTTTATTAATAAAAACCCAACTAATATCCAAGATGGATAGAGAAACTAGAAAACGAGTATTAGGACATAAGTAAACTGAAAGGTTTACCATTTTAAGAACAATTTAACTCCTTTACCGAAGTATAATTAGTCATAGATTTCACAAATAGGAGGAAATCATATGGCAAATATTTTAACACACGATAGATTAAGTTCTCTTATATCTGGTTTAGATAGCAAAGTTAATACGACAGGTTCGTATGCTTCACCAGCACTTAGAGAATTTAGAGAAGATGCACGTATCTTAGCATCAAAAGAAGTTTGGCTTAAACAAAATCTCACTACAATGACAGATCAGTTGAATGGTGCTATTAGCACTACTCCAGCTGCTGATACAGTAGAAACCATCACAGTTGATGGTGGAGTTGGCGGAGCCTCAGTTCTTTATTTTGCAGGTTACACTGATCTTTTAATAGATGCAGAATTCCTAAGAGTTTTAAATGTTCTTAGTTCAACATCATTAAGCATAGCAAGAGGAAAAAGAGGATCAGCAACTACAACACATGCGGATAATTCAAAGATTTTCATATTCCCAACTAATGCTAGTGGTGCTGCAAAATTAGGACGTGATGATACTCAATTAGCATCAAGGCAACATAATTTCGTAGAAAATTATCAACTTGAAATTCCAATAGCTAATTTACTTTCTCAAGGAAGACAACCATCTTTCTCAACAGTAAATGAAGCTTCTTTCAAACATCAACTTAGCTTATTAGCTAAAGCATCAAAAAGAGTTCTTGAAACATCTTGGTTCTATGGACGAAGAAATGAAGAAGGCGGAGCTGCTCAAACAAGTTCATCTTTAACATTTACTGCAGCTGGTGGAAAAACCCACACAGGTGGAGTAAGTTTCTTTATAGGACAAGATTCTGGTATTACAAACGCATCAGCAAGTGCCCCAATATCTGAACTTACACTTCAATCAGACATTAGAAGTCTAAGAGATAGAGGTGCATTTAGTGATTTAGATGATCAGGCTTTTAATGAAGGACAAGCTTTGTTGTTTTGTTCCTTGACCCAAGCAGATAAAATTAGTCAAATTGTATTTCCTTACAGAGTACAAATGGATCTTAAGTCAAAAGAATTTGGAACCGGCATAGACGTATTCAATGTTAGTGGTATTAGACTTAGAATCATGCCTTCCCAAGGTGTACAAGATGATGACATCTTTTATATACCTTCTAATAAAGGCACATATCAATTAAAGGTACAAAGATTCGTAGAACCACAAGAAGAAAACGTTAGTGGTGATCAAACTACTGCAATTTATGCTACTACATGGTTAAATAAAATCGGTAATGGTTTCATTTGCGGTGAAAGAACTGGTCTAGCTACTTAATAGTAGTTGATTTAATATAATAAGTAATATGAGGAGTTTAATACAGCTTTTAATAGAGTTCATTACAACTCCTTTTTTATTTAATAGAAGGAGATGCTATGTTTATATTAATGCCATTTGTTACAGAAAAAGGTGGACTTAAGTTTTCACCAGGTCCAGACGGAAAACCAATAGAATTAGCCAGAGGTTATCTATTTAATTATGATCCAAGTAATCCAATAACACCTAGAGTTTTATATAAAGGGGCTTATAGTCCAGCTAGAAAAGAATTTGAAACAGATCAAGTTCTTTGGAGAGTTGATATAGAAAGTTATGATGAGACTACTTGGGATTGGTTTTTAAAAACTTACCAAAGATTACCAGAAATTATATATATTGAATCTGGAGAAGATATATATTTAACTAATCCAGAATTAACCTTACAATGGGTATTGCCAGATAAAGTGCTTCAGCATCTCTTAGATATAAATAAGATTAAAAATCCAGATCTAAGAAAGATGGCTCAAGAAAGAATTGCTAGAAATGCTTCAGTTGAATTCGTACCTACTGCATCTAAATTTGAACAAAAAATAATAGATACTTTAATAGAAGAAAATGATGCATTAAAAACTCAACTTCTAACTAAAGCTGATCCAAAGAAAGTAATAAGAAAAAAGGTTAAGAGTTAGCTATGACTGTAAACGCTTTAGATGTGGTAAATGAGATATTAACTCAAGCAGGTTATTCAGTAACTAGTAATGCTCAAATTGGTATAGATGATACTCATGGAAATAAAGTTTATAGAGCTTTACAAAGAGGTGTAGAAGCCATAACAATAGCTTCTAGAAATTATGGTTTTAACGAGCCACTTACAACTCTTGCTATTGTTTTAAATGATGAAGTATTAACACTTCCTTCTACCGTTAATCCACACTATATACAAATGGTAATGCTTACAAAAGGTACTACTATAGTTAGAAAAGTGTTAGCTAGAACCACATTTGAAGCATTTACTAGAAATATATTGCCTAGTGTAGATCCAGTTGCAACAGGTGAACCTGCTAGATGGTATATATTAGATAATGGTTTAAGAATACATCCTATATCTGATGGAAGTTATACTCTCACTTTTCATGCTCAAGGATTACCTCAAAGATGGGCTGCAATTAGCACTATTAGCACTACTTTAAATATAGATGATGCTATGAGAGAGTTACTTATTATATGCGGATTATGGAGATTTTTAAAAATGATAAATGATCCTGATTGGAAGGAATTCTATTTTATGGCAGAAGATCCTAGAAATAAGCAAAGTATGTTAAGACAGATTATGATAAGTAACAAATTAGCAGAAAATCAAGCATTAAGAAGATTAAAAATATCGGGTCAAAGTTCTTTAGATTTTCATATGTAGGGAGTATTAATGGCCCTTCAAGTTTTTAAATTAGTTAAAGTAGATGGTGGACTCAATACAAGAGTTGGCGAGGAAGCTTTACAACTTAATGAATCTCCTTTTAACCAAAATTGGGAATTAGCTCTTGGAGGAGGTTTACAGAAATCCAGAGGGTTTGAAGAAATTGTTAAATTACCCTTTCCTATTCAAGGATTACTACCATATTTAGAATCTGGATCTAATAGGACTAGAGTTTTAGCATATGCATTTCCAGAAATATATGAAGTAGATTTATTTAGCAGGTCATACTCATCAATACCACGAACTAGTGCAACATCACCTTCTTTTTTTAGTGATGGAGATCCATTTATTGTACAATATGGTTCTCAAGCCTTAATACTAGATGGTTCTAATATCCCAATATTCTTTACAGGTACTATTTTAAGTAATGTTTCAGAATGGCCTCCAGTATTTTCTTCAGCTACTAGTATGATTGAAGATCCATATGTTCAAGGTAATCGACCAACACTTATAGGAAATCCTAAATTTGGTGCTGTTTATCAAGATAGAGCATTTTTATCTGGAGATTCTAAAAATCCTAGAATTATTTATGTATCTCAAGCAGGACGTTTAGATGCGTGGCAAACTAATATAGGAGTAGATGTTCCTAATGATATAGCAGATGCTTATGAATTAAAAGGTTGTACTGGAGATATAACAGCTTTAATTACAACTTCAGATGCTTTGATGATATTTACAGCTACTCAAACATATAGGATGACGGGTAGAAATGTAGGATTACCTGGTTTAGACGATCCTTTTAGAATAGAACTTATTAATAGCCAAATAGGTTGTTTAAGTCATCATCTAGTTTGGCAACAAGATAAATCAGATATATACTTTTATTCAAAACATGGTTTGTATAATTTAAAATTAGCAGACAATTTTGGTACTGTAAGACCAGGTGGGTTAAGTTATCCAATACAAAAAGATTTAGATCAAATAGGAACAGGTGGTATGACTAGGGCTAAAATGATTAATAATCCAGCAGAAGGTGTATTATATTTAGCTACTCCTAAATTAAAAACTCATAGATATAGAGATAAATTGTGGAAGTTAAACTATGCTGTTAATCCAGCTGCTAATCCTTGGAGTGTTTTAGAGAATTTTGGTATTGAAACTAGGTTAGATTCTTTAATTACTATACCTCCTCATAATGATGTATATGTAGCTAATTATGATAAAATATTTAAGGCTAATTCAGGCCCTACTTATTTTGTTGATGGTAATGATGTTCCTACAGAGATTCAGGCAATATATGATTTTAGACCAATAGATTTTAATGTACCTAGAAATAATAAGAAAATAAAAGATTATCATATAAAGTATAAATGTGATGTAGATACCACTTTATTGATATCTCATGCATGGAGTAGTGGAGAAACTGGATTAACTCAAATCTTTTTACCACTTACTTTAGATGAAGAATTTGGTACATCTTCTTTTGATGATGAGGGTGGTGATTTAGGGGCATTTACAAGTTCTGCTTCTTTATCAACTAATGAAGTTATTCAAGTAGTTTCTGGTACAACAGTAGGAAAAAGTTTAAAAATTAGAGTTATTGAAAGTGGTAATACTACTAGTGATTTAGAAATATTTGAGATTAATATATCGTATGAAATACTCGGACAAGGGGCTTAAGAAGAAACAATGATTAGGAAAGTAGAACAAAAGGATTGGGGTCTTGTAGCAGAGTTAATTAGCAAGGATACTGATTTTTTACAAGGATTATTAAATGTAGAAAACTCACATAAATGGCTAGTAGAGATACTTCAGAATAAATTTGCTTATATAGTGGAAAACAGTATTTTAATAGTAACTAAAGATATATCCCAACACATTAAACTTATTGATGATGGAAACCCTCAAAAGTCAAAACTGAAAGTTATATATTACTGTATACCTTATGATGAGAAAGCAGTAGTAGAATATGTATCAGAATTGCAAAATTACTTCCAAATGGAGCTAGAATCTTTTGCAATAGGGAAAGACTTCAATACAAATGGCAAAACCAAACAAGGCAAATCGTCCAGCAACACAAAACATAGCACCTCCCACGTTACCGCCACCTCCTCCAATACCTAGTGCATTTAACCCAGAGAGACTTGCTATGACTAGGGTAAATTTACCTATGCCTCAAGCAAAAGGTTCATTTGCTCAATCTGTAACTCCTAATCAACAAAAATTACAAGAATTAATACAATCAGGTGGTGGTTTAGCTAACATAGTAAGCAACAAACAAAGTCTTTCAAATCTTTTAGCAGAAAAAAAATCATTAGGTTCTACAGGACAATTTACATCTCAACCTTCCACTGGAAGAAGTGGTTTAATTACTGCTGGTGGTGGTCAAGTATCTGGGGGACAACAAGTAACTCCTCCTTCACCTCAAGGACCACCTGGAACTATACCTGTATTTTTTGGAGGCAAAACGCAATTTATACCTATTAATGATTTACCTGCTTTAGCACAAAATCCCTCATTTGCTGAAGCACTTAGACAACCAAATCAAGGTGTTCCTGATGCATCTCAGCAATTTACAGGTGCTGCTCAACCTGGCGGTCCTGGTGCCACTCCTGGTTTAGAGAAAACTTTTAGATCAGAAGTAATATCACCTCCTACAGATATAATAGGCCAACAAACTAAAGATGTTCGAGCAGGTCAACCTCCATTTTCTGTTCCTGTTGAATCTCCATTTGGTAATCTACCACAGTTTCCTTCCGATTTTTCACGTAAAAATACTGGTGGAAGATTTGGTACAGAATTAGGTTTTGAAAAATTATTTCCTGAATATAATACAAAGAGAATTAAACCTGGTAAAAAAGGTAGACCACAAGATTTTGGATTTTTAGGTGGTTTTGGAAAAGGTCCAGAAGGTAAAATTGCAGCTACAGCAGAATTAGCAAAGATACAACAAAAATTAAAAGAAAGTGGTTCACCATTTGAAGCAATACTTCAAAGTAAAGATGGAAAATGGATAGTTAAATTTATGGGAAGTCCTGGGTCATTTAAACCTACTTTCCCAGGAGAAGAGGGTGCTGGTGGTGCAATTACTACTGGAACAGACACAGGAGCATTAGGAGTTCAACCTGGCGAACCTGGATTTGGTCCTCCAACTCCTGGAACACCTGGTACACTTCCACCGCCTCCAGTTAGTGGAACTCAACCTCCTATAGATACTGGCCCAGCTGGTATAGGTGATCCTTCAACTGCTATAGGAACTGGAATGGGATCAGTACAAGAACGAAATCAATTTGTTCAGAATGTATTAAACTCATTAACTGAACCATTACTAAAATCACAAATAGAGCAGTTTCAAACATTTACTAAAGCACAGAATGAATTACGATCTTCTATAGAAGGTTTTAGACAAGAAAGTCCAGATGCTATTTCTAAAAGAGAAGGTGCTTTGCAAGGTTTTATAGACAGAGGTTTTAGAGAATTGAACAGAACTCTAGGACAAAATTTAAGATCTAGAATGAATGAACTTAGAAATTCCGGGTTTGCATCTACTTCATTAGCTTCACATGTTTTAGAAGAAACTGCATTAAGAACTTATCAACAAGGTACTGATGATTTACTAGATAGAACTGACCAAATGGATTTGCAAATACGAGAACAACAATCACAACAAAGATCTAGAGAATTAGCAGGACTGACTGGTATCCAAGGACCATCATTCCCAACTAATATTCCAGAAATACAATTTCCACCTCTTGGAACATTTGCTCCTCCTACTTCTTTTAGAGATAAGTTGGAAGGTATGAAATTAGCTTATTTCATGGCTACAGATATTCCTGGAAGAAGCAGAGAAGAAAGATTAAAATTATTTGAATCAATTATGAACAATACAACTACAGTTATGGATTCTGGAATAGCAGGATTTCTTGGTCAAGCAGCTGGAACTGCATTAGGAGCTTTCTTACCGGGATAATATGTTTATACTTCAAATACAAGATAGTAGTAGTTTTGGAGGCTTCGGAGGTTTTGGAGGAGGTGGCTTTCAAGCATTAGGAAGAGGACTTGTAGTAAGACCTAATCCTTTAGGACAAGCTTTACAAGGAGCTATAAGTGGTTTCCAAACTGGTAGAAATATTAAAAAAAATTTAAGACAAGAACGATTAGATAGAGAAATAGAAGAAAAACAAAGGAAATTTTTAGAAACACAAAACCCTTTATTTGGTTTAATAAAAGATCCAAATGAAGCTATTGAAATGCTTATTAAAGAAAAACAAGATTTAGCAGAAATGTCTAGAAAATATGGACATGATGAAGCTATAGAAAATTTAAAATCTAAAAATGAATTTAAACTAAAAGAAATGGAATTACGTGCTAAGGGAATACAAACTCAAGAACAGCAAGAATTTGATTTACATTCAGCTTTAGCTTTAAATGCAGCTAAAACAAACTCTGAACTAAAAATAGAAGCAGCTAAATTAAAAAGTTCTCAGATAATAGGGACTCAAGAACATAATCAAAAATTAATACAAATGGAAGAACAAATAATGAAAAATGAAGCTATTTTTATGGGATTTGATGCAGCACTAGACGCTGAAGCAAAGAAACGAAATGTAAGTCCAACTCTTGTAGAATCTTTAAAAAGATCTATAAGAAAAGGAAATTTAACTAAGATTGATAAGGATATTTTAAATGTTATAACAGGATCAGTTGGAGTAGGTGGAAGTTCTAATGCTCAAGCCATTATAGATGCATTAAATGAGGATGAAGAAACAGAAGAAGAACCATTTACACCAGCACAAAATTTTAGTGCAGTTCCACAAGCACAAACTAAAGGGGGATTTTCTAGATTATTAGGATTTAATTAGCCATGAGCGATATTAAAAAACTAATTAGTGATTTTAAAAATGAGTATGAAAGTTTAGGCTTCTTAAAAAGAAGTGAGAGCGATCAAACTAATCGTGTGAATGACTTCTTTGAAGACCAGATAAAACCTTTATTAGCTAGACCTGGTGCAGACAAAGATCAAGTAAATTCAGATATAGATGCTGTCCGAGCAGCAGTTAATAAAAAGTTTGCTCCTAGAAAAGAATCTATGGGAGATGCTGCTTATCGTATGGCAAGAGTAGCCGCTGGTTCTGCAGCTGAAGCTGCTTTAGCGTTTCCAGAAGCTGCTATTGATATTGGTGCTGCAGCTATTACTGGTAAACCTCAAAAAAGGCAAGCATTTGGTACCAGAATAAAAGAAGCAATTACAACTCCAGAAGAAATTGAAGCTGAACCTGGTGCTGCAGTAGCTGGTGCTATTGGTGGTACGTTACTTACTCCTATACCAGGAGCAGGTGGAATTAGAACTATTATAGGTGGTTCTAAGGCTTTAACAACCAGAGCAGGATTTGGACAAGCTGCACCTAAAGGATTAGAAAAATTAAGAAGGCAGATTGTAAACATTGTTGATCCAACTAAAACATTACCAAAAGGAATTGGAAAAAAAGAAGCCTTTGGAAGATTAGCTGGACAAGCTGCGACATTTGTAGGTGTAACTGAAACTGCAGAACAATTAAGAAAAGGTGCAGATTTAGATGTAGATAAATTAGCTAAAGATATGTTTGTTGGTGGAATAGCCGGAGGAACATTATTTTTAGGTGCTAAATCAATAGCTGGTTTAATGAGAGCTAGAAAAGATATAGTTCAAGCAGGTAGAAGAAAACCTGGAGTTACAGAGAAAATAGATACAGAACAAGAAGCATTAGAAAACGCAAAAATAACTGAGTTAGATGAATGGGCTGGAAAAGAAGAATTAAATAGAGTTGATTGGGGTGATAATGCTGTAGAATTAAAACCACATTTAAAAGATTTAGCCGATGAAATCGGTATATCATATAAGGATGATTTTGATCAAGTATATGAATCAATAGGAAGAACAGGAGTAGTTACAAGGCTAGTTCCTCCAACTATAAGTGGTGGTAGTTCAAATACTTATGTACAAAATGTTATTGATAACATTTCTAATAACAAAATAACTGCACAACAAGGCACAAAGCAACTTAGAGAATTAATGGAGAAGGGTAGAATTACTGAAGAACAGTTTAAAGTTGCTAAAGAAGACTTACCAATAGCTTTTAAACCTAAACGAATTAATGAAGCAGAAACTAGTGCTTTAGCGGATGATTTTAATAAAAAAGCTGATATAGAATCAAAGCCAGGTTTAGAACCAAAGGTAGATACATTAAAACCTTCATTAAGTCCAGCAAAAACTGGTTCACAAAGATCTGTCGGTATTAGAGAATTTTTAAGAGATGAGGGTGGATTTTTAGATCCTGAAGCATTATTTAGTAAAGAGATGATCAATCAAAATCTAAAAAGTTGGGGTGGTTATTTACAAAAAAACTTTGCTAGATTAGAAAGTGTTTTTATAAGACCATTTGTAGTTTTAGATAGAGTTGGTTTTAGTAGAACAGCAAATGCTGTTAAACATGCAATAATTGAAGGTAATAGATTCATAACTGAAATAGAGGCCCCTATTTTAAAAGCTTTAGAAAAAAGAGGATTAACAGCTTCTGATATGCCTAAAATTGCGGAGATTGCAGACAATGTTCCTATTGAAGATATTTTAAAAGGTCAATCAAATAATCCAATATGGTTTAAACATTCTGGGGATAAAGAACTTTTAGCTAAAACAAGATTAGTGGCTCGCTATTTTAGAGAAGGTGCAAGAAAAGGTGGTTTAAAAGAAGATGATTTACTTACAGCCTATTTTCCACATATAGGTGAAAAAGATCCAGGTGGTTGGAAGATAATTCAACAACAATTTAGACTAGGAGATCCATTTTTTAAACATGAAAGAAGTGCAGGATCTGAAATAATGAGTACAGATATTTTAACTGCAATTAAAGCTTACTCAGCTGGAGTTAAGAGGGCTATACTTAAAAATTCTGAAAAGGATATAGATGCTGCAATTGGAGTTGCTAATGTAACTAATAATTTTAGAGCTAGAGCAGCTTTAAATAATCTTAAACAATCTTTAACAAGAGTAAATGGACTAGGAATGTTTGATTCAGTCAGAAGAAATTTCGTTGAAAATTCCTTAAAATTTAATTTTAGTTCTTCGCTTTTAAATGCAACACAACCATTACAAACCCTTCTTCCAGAAGTAGGTTATGGTACTTTAATAGATTCTTATACACTTATAAAAAATCCTGCAGTAAGAAGGATCATATCCCAACTAAATATAGACGATCAATTATTTGCAGCATATGAAATATTTAATGATATAGGTGGCATAGCTGGTAATGCAACTAAAAGAATTTCTAGTTTAGCTCAAAATGATTCTAGTGTTAGATTCATAAAAAACTTTGATTTATTTAGTAACGTTGAAGCTAGCAATCAAACTATAGCCGCCATAGCAGGCATGGTTAAAAAAGTAGGTGGTTCTAAGAATCTTCTACAAACTCTTAGTTCTAAAATGACAAGAGCAGATGAAAACGATCTATTAATGGCTGCTCAGGAAATGATTGAAAAAACACAATTTTCTGGAGCATTTAGACAAGTGAATAGAGCAGCTTTTGAAAACAATCAATTTAGTTCTACCTTTTTAACTTTTTTAAATTATCCTATAAGAGAAGCTGGATTACTTGGTACTTGGGCTCTAGAAATTGGTTCAAGAGATCCTATGATGAAAGCACAAGCTATAATGAAGTTTGCTAATTACTTGGGAGTTAAAACTTTGCTTGCAGGAAAAGCAGGAGCTTCTGTAATGATTCCTTCTGGACTGGCTTGGATTATAAGAGAAAATGCTCCAGATTTTTATAATCAAATATCTGACAAAGTAGAATTTTTAGATGAGTTTAATTTACCAGCAAAATTAGGATTAGATTTATCTGAATCAGTTGGTCTTTTAGATCCTACACAAATGGCTGAATTTACTTTATCAAAAGCTCCAGTTGCTGCAGCTTTCGGTGGTGCTGTTAAAGGTATTGCAGACTTGATATCAATTGGTTCTGAAGTAGTTTCTGGAAAACCTGCTAAAGATGTTCCTTTAACTAAGGAAGAAAAATTATTAGCTCCTGAAAAGAAACAACAAATATTTGAAGAAGAAAGAATGAAGACTACTACAAAAGCAGTAGGAAAAATAGCTAGGTTATTGCCAGTTTTACCGGCAAAACAAATAGGCGATAAAGCTGTTCAATTAGGAACAGGTCAAATATTTGAAGCTATACAAGGTATTCAAAACGCACAATCTGGTAGAAAAACTTTACTAGGTCAACCATTACCAACAGGTCCTGTGGAAGAAATTAAAAGACAATTTGCTCCTTTACCTGAAGATGTTGCTAGAATACAAAAACCCAGTTTAAGTAAAGAAGCTGCTCAAATGTTTTCTAAAGGATTTGTGCCGAGTAAAGAAACTATTAAAAAATTAGGATTAGCTAGTAATTCTTCAAAAGAAGAAGTTTTAGATCAAATTAGAGAAAATGTTCAACCAGAACTATTAGATTCTGTAGCTTTAGGAGCTAGGGATGCTAAATATAGAAAACAAGGACAAGAAGCTTTAAAAGTCTTGAGAAAATATTTGAGTGACAAGGATATCGAAAGGGCTTTAAAAAACAGGCTAGAACCTAAGGGCCCAGGAGAAAAGGCTAAGTCTAATCAAGAAGAACGTGTTAATAGAATAGAAAGAGGATTTAGTCAATAATATGAAAGAAAAGTATAAAATTCAACAAAAAGCTTATTATGAGAAGAATAAGGTTAAGAATGGATTGACTCTAGAAAAACTTTCACAACTACTCAAAAACCAGAGGAATACATGTAAAATATGTCATAAGAAGCCTACGAGAGATTTAATTGTGGATCATTGCCATAAAACTAAGAAAGTTAGAGGCTTATTATGTTATAGATGTAACACTGGCATTGGGCAATTTAATGATGATCCTATTATGTTAAAACGAGCAATAGAATATTTATTAGGAGGTAGCTAAAGATGTCTTTTACTGTTACTACACTAAGTTCAAGCCAACTTGTTACATTCCATAATTCACCAAACTCCAGAGCAAGAGAGACAATAGATGCTCGTTTAATTAACAGCAACTTTGCTTCTTATTTAACAACTCTAAACACATTAATTACAGAAACTATAGCTGAAGATGCTAGTAATGTAAAATTAACAGGCAATCAAACAGTAGCTGGCGTTAAAACATTTACAGATGGTATTAGCACAGGTATCACAGATGAATTTTTAATTATAAATTCTGATCTAACCACAGCTGAAGTTGATGCTGGTATTCGTATAAACAGAGGTTCTACATCTGGTACTGATGCTGAATTAAGATGGGTAGCAGCAGATGATGTATTTAAATTTACTATTGATTCAGGAACAACTCCAGTTAGAGTACAAATTGCAGCTGGAACTACAGCTACAGATGCTGTTCGTTTTGATCAAACTTTACTTACCACAGGAAACCAAACTAAAGCATCTGGTATATTAACATTTAATGTTTTACCCCAATCTACAGTAGTTCCAGGTTCTGGTCCTGATTTTACTAATAAAACTTATGTAGATTTGCAGGTATTTGGCAATATGGGGATAGTACAATCTGCTGGAGCCCCTGCCGCTACTGCTGGTCAATTATGGGCTGATATATCTACTTCAACTGCTCCTTTACTAAAGCGTGGAAATGGTGCTACATTTGATACTTTTACTACTAATACTTTACCTTTAAATACTACATTAACTGCTGATTTTACAGTTACAGGTACTAGACTTTTAGATTTTGGTACAAATAGATTAAGAAATATAGGAACTAGTGTTCTTGCTTCAGATACAGTAAGACAAGATGAAGTAATAAGAACTACTGGTTCTCAAAGTAAATCTGGTATTCTTACATTCACTACTTTACCGGAATCTTCTGTTGTTCCAATTACTGGAAATCAATTAGTTAATAAAACTTATGCAGATTCTACCAGTAATTTAACTTTTAATCCATTATATATAGACGGTTTGACATTATGGTTAGATGCAGATGATATTACTGGATTAACTGATGGTGCATCAGTTACAACCTGGTCAGATTCTAGTGGCAGTAAATATGATTTTACTCAAGCTACAGCAGCTAGGAAACCAATATATAAAACAAGTATTATAAATAGTAAACCAGTTGTAAGATTCGATGGGACTGATGATAGATTAACTAATGCAACAGCAAAATCTAATTTTATTACTAGCACAGCTTATACTATGTTTATTGTTTTTAATGCTGCTGCTATCAGTACTAATAATGCAACTATCCCTGATAATGTAGCTATTTTTTCTGATTCTGGTGAGATTTGGGGTTTATTTCTTAGATCCGCTCCATCTGCAAATCATTATATAAATGATGGGGCTGGCAAAAACTTAGCAACTACAATAGCAACAGCAACAAATTATATTTTTACATTAAGAAAAGACTCTACAAATCACTATAGTCAATTAAACAATGCTGCTGAAACTTCAGTTGCAAGTGGAACAATGGCAAGTATGGTTGAAACGCTTAATATAGGGATGGATACAGATGCACTTGCTTTCTTTAATGGTGATATAGCTGAAATTATCCTTTATAATAAAGATTTAAGTTCCAGTGAAAGAGTAAGGATACGAAACTATTTAAATACTAAATATGCGATCTTTTAAAATGTCTAAAAAAGAAGGTAAAAAGAAATTGAAAGAATTAAAGGAGAATGGTAATAATTAATAATACAATAGATAAAGGAGAGAAATTATGGCAATGAAAATATCACCAGCTGTACCAGCTTTAAAAGATGCCGGTCAAAAAACTATAACCACTGCTGGAACATCAGTTTTATTATCGGCTAATACTATAGCTGATGAAGTAACAATAAAAGCACTTAGTACAAATGTAGGGAGTGTATGGGTTAAACCTAATGGAGTAGCTGGTGCTAATTATCAAACTACTGGTTTTGAATTAAGACCAGGTGAAGTAGTAACTAGCGAACTTAGAAGTAATTTGAATGAAATAGCTTTAGATACTTCAACTAATGGAAATATAGTATGTTTTATTTATGTAGCGCATGAAGGTAGATAAGGAGGAAATATGTTTATACTAATGGTAGGAGCCGGTGGTGGTGGTAGTAAAGTTGATATAGGAACTACTCCTTTAGATGCTTCAGCTCAAGAAGTACAAGGTACTAAACCAGTTGGAGCAACTCCAGATAATCCTTTTGTTATAGCAGGTACTTCTGGTGGTGTTGTTACTCGTGTGGAAGTAACTAGCGGTGGTTTTCCTAGAGTAGTAGGAGCAACAAATGCAGGAGACGCTAGTGCTGGTGGTGGTCCTGTTTTATCAGGAGGTTTGGATTCATCTAGTCTTGCTAGATTTTTAAAATTGGATTCAGCCGGGAAAGTATTAATTGAAAACTTTGATTCAACAATATCTGGGGTTACCGCTAATGTTGCTCATTCAACAAGATCAGATACATTTATAGCAACTGGAAGCGGAGTAACTGTTACACCTTCATCAGCTTCTCAAAGTTATGCACTTCAAGTTACTGGAACAGGAGCAACAGCTACTACTTGGGATGTAAGATTAGAGGCTTCATTAGATGGAGTAACTTTTACTACAATTCTTACTCATACTAACGTAACTGGAGATGGTGTAACAATATTTAGCGGAGCAAGTTTATCTCCTGCAACTAGATTTAGAAGTAGAGTTGCTGGATTGGTATTAGGTGGGGCAACTAATATTGTTGTACAAATACTAGGTCAACATTAAGGAAAGATTATGGCAGAATTTTCAGCCACACCATATGCTCCACAAAAAACATCTGGTGGTAAACATACTGTAGCTACTATTAATCAAGCTAAAGCTATTTCTACACAAGGAGTAGCTAAAGGTCAACTATTAGGTAGACAAGAATTGTTGATTAAAGCTAATAGAACCAATACAAGTTCTATTTTTTTAGCAAGAATAGATTACGCTGCAATAAATGATAATATCTCAACTTTTGGTTTTGAATTGAATCCAGGTGAAGCCTGTATTTTAGAAACTAAAGAACAAGTTGATGAGATATTAATACAAGGTGGTACAATCGGAGATTATCTTACATGGACAGGTCAGTTGTGGGCAACATAATATGAAAATATCTAGTACAGGACCATCTATTCAATCAGGAATCTGGACAGTTAATACTAAAAATGCTTTAACTGGTTCTAGTCCAACATTTGTAACAGTTTCTAGTGTATCGTCAGCAGCAGTTGCAGCTAACGCAAGTAGAAAAGGTTTAGTGCTAACCAATACTTCTACTACCAAAACAGTCTCATTAGGATTAGGAGCAACAGCAGTTAACGGTTCTGGAATTATCTTAGCCCCCAATGGGGTATGGACAATGGATGAGTATACTTATACAACTCAAGCTATTAATGCAATTACAACAAGTGCAACTGCTAATTTAGCAATTCAGGAGTTTACATAATGCCAATAGGAGCAAGTGGAAATAGTGAAGTAGATATAGTCACAGCGTTTAACACGACTGGTACTGAACAAGGCTTTACAGCTAGATGTATTCCTCGTAAAGTTGGGCAAATACTAACAACTACTAATCTAGGTGTAAGCGGAGTTTATACCTCTAGTTGGTTTGACACAAGTCAAACAGGCGGTCTCTTGCTTTTCGCTAAAGTTTTTACAGACAAAGTATCAGCTATCGATGGTTTTAAAATACAGACAACCGATGATACAACTGACAGTAATTTAACCAAAACCGCAAACCAAATATCTGTTATGAATAGTACTCTTGTTTTACTTACCTCTTCGATACGCTCTAGATTTTGGAGAATCCAATACACAAACGGTACAGTAGCACAGACTTCATTCAAACTTACGGTTACTGAATCAGTAGCTTATGTCCCTTCTATAACCTCTTTAGGAGAAACAAAGACTTCTGATTTATGGCAAGCTAGAGTCGAGTCCGGTAATGCTTATGTCACAACTACTAACTTTATTAATTTTACAACTTCAAATGAAACAGACTATCTTCTTCTTAAAAACCCTTCCGGGTCTAATAAAATACTAAAGATAAAAAAGTTTGATTTGGGAGTAGATTTTAACAATGCTCCTCCTTCTGTGTATAGAATATACAGAGACCCGACTATCACTGCTAATGGTACAGCTTTAACAATTTCTAATATAAGGAAAAGTGGCTCGGTTTCCATTGCAAGTGCTTTTCGTTCTCCGACAATATCTGCAAGAGGCACACTTTTAGTTGCTCAAAGTTTCTTAGGCGGTACACCAACTAATGAGCATAATCTCGGATTCATTATAGAAGCAGGAGAAAATATTTTAATAACTATGGACAATGGTGCTACTAATGTAGATACGTGTGTCACAACTTATTGGAGTGAGGATTAATTATGGCAAATTACTTATATACAACAACATTATTTAAAGATGGTTCTATCGTAAGTGGTATCTCAGTTACCAATGATATAGATAGAGATGACTTTGTAAATAATTACAAAGGTAGTACACTTAAAATTAATAGTATTATTTTGGCAGAGACTACCTTTAAGATTGAAAAAGATTATTCAGGTTTTAAAAACCTAATTGATGGTGTAACTAGAACATGGGCTGATATAAAATATATAGAAGGAAACAATAGCTATGAGTTAAATTTACTAAGGAGTAATCCAATATGAGATATGAATATAAAGTAGTTTCAGTACCAACAAACAAAACAGTAGCAGAAAGGCAAGTTGCTCTGAATAATCAAGGAACTTTAGGTTGGGAATTAATAAGTATAGTCGTAGAAGGTACTAATATAATCGTTTACTTAAAAAGATTAATAGCATCTTAAAGTAATATAATGTTTAATATGAGTCCACAAGATGAAATTTTTGCAGACATGGTTAGAGACAGATTTAGTACTCTAGAATCCAAGGTGGACAAACTTAATGATAAAGTAGACAATTTAACCAAATGGAAAATACAAGTTACAACTGTAGCTGTAGTCATTTCTACAATTATTTCATGTTTATTTAAGTTTCTTATTCCTTAACCTAAAAATGATGTAAATGTCAGGTATAATAATATTAGGAGGTTTTATGACACTATTTAATGAAGATCATCAAGATATGTTAAAAGAGAAACTTTTAACTCTCTTTAATAACGTTAATATACCAGTTGGGGAAACACAAAAATTACATGTACTGTTAGCTCTTAAGGCTGTGGATACTATAGAAAAACTAACTCAAGCCTTACAATTAATACGAAAATAACACCTTACAATTACTTTACAATTATGGTATTAAGATCTAGAAATTTTACTGCTCAAGAGATGTATAGAAAAGAATCAGAATTTGTTCCTACTGATAAAATTCCTTATACTTATTTTCTAATGGGTGTAATTCAAACAATTAGAGCTATATTGATGTATAAATTTAAAAGAGAAATATTGTTAGCAGTATCTAGTGGTTATAGATCACCTGAGCATAATAAAAGTATAGGTGGGGCAGCAAATAGTAATCATATTTGGAGATCTGAAGCAGATTATATGTTTTGTGCAGTAGATATACGTCCCCTTAATGCTGAATTAGAACAATGCTACTTGGCTATTAGATCTTTACATGATACATTGGGAGAAGTTTATTTAAATAAAGATAAAGGTTGTATACATATATCAGTTCAAGGAAAAAAACTTGAACCAACATTTGTAATAGAAAAGAAAGAGGAGAAAATAGATGATAAAAAAATTAACTGATGGTGTTTTGAAAATATTAACTGATTCTTGGGTATCTCTAAAAGGAAAGAAAACAAATCTTGCCCTTTTAAGTATGTTCTTAGCACCAATATTAGCACAATATGGTATAATTGCACCAACTGGTTTTGATTTAGCACCATATGTTTTAGGCGTAATTGGTATTCTAGATAAGTTTGGAATATTTGGTAAAGTAGCTAAAGCCTTAAAAGAACTTCTAAGATAATGCTAAAGCAAAAAAAGAATACCTCTCTTAGAACTAAAAGACTTGGGAAGTATGAACTGGTTAACAGATTGTTAAATGGTCTTGATGACTATATGATTACTATTAATATTACCAAAAAGCATTTAAAAAAAATGCCTCTAAGTACAGCATTAACTGTAATGTCTGAGATCTATGAGCAGTATTATAGGGCACCTTTAACGGGTACTTTGTTTCTTATTGTTAGGGATAGACTCATTAGTTTGGGTTGCCGCAACTAATTCTTTTTTACTCTTTTTAAAACCCTTAGTTATTTTTTCACTATTAGGTTTCTTAGCCTCAGCTTCAGCCTTTGCTTTAGCAATCTTATATTCATCTATAAGTAAAAACCTTTTTAACTCTTCAATCTTATCAGTAGCTAGTAATTCTCTAATTTGTATAAACTCAACTTGATGCTGATTTAAAGCCTCAACAGCTTTAGCGGCTGTTCCACATATACCATCTACCAGTGAATTAATCGTTATTCTATAATTTTCTAATGTCATATTGTTATCCTCTCTACTTTTCTTTTCCCTTTTAATTTTTTATACCAGATAAAACACGTCTTACCTCCGAGTTGATATAGGGCCTCGTATATTTGTCTAATCTTTTTGTTACTTTCAATAGTTGGTGAATGTCTTCCCGATTTAACTTGGATGAAGGCAATCGAACCTCGCTTAGTAATAGGGAAAGCAACCAGATCAAAAAGGCTGTGGCTTCCTGCTGATCTAATGACAAAGTAACCCATTTCTTCCCAAATTTTCTTTTCTTTATATTCATATGCTCGGCCCCTTTGGTAGTTCTTGTTTGGCATGTTTTAACCTCAATTTTTCTGCTACTTCTTTATGATGATTTATTTTAGCTCTTTGAAACAGTAAATCAAATTTCTGTTTTTTTAGATGCTCTGGCTGTTCGGGATTCATTTCTAATGCTGTATCTATACTAGATTCGGATATAACTAATAAACCTTCTGCTTCTTTTAAATCCTCTAAGTACTTTTTAAATTCTTCTGGTGTCATTGTGCTGGCTTCTTTAGAAATAATCCTAATGTTTCCTTTTCTCTTACAAATTCCCTAATATCATTTGCACTATCTGATACTAAGTGAAAGTCCTCTTCAACTATTGCCTTTTGCATAATATCTAAATAACTTTTTATGTTGGCATCTAATTCTTCTATTCTTTCTTTTATTTCTTTCTTTTTCACTTTTACTCCTTTTTAATAGGGTGTAACCAACTAACATAATTACAAAGATTAATAAATCGCTGTTTATCTAAACAGTTCTTCATGAAATTAATATCCGCACAGCAAAGAACTACATTATTCTTTAAGTATCCTTTAGATGAATCTATTCGATCTAGCGATATTACATATTCTGATCTAGCTTCCATTGTTAAGTCCTTACCTGAATAGAAACATCTCCCATTTTGTTTTTTATATAAATATTTAATGAAAATAAGATCTACTTCCCATTGGGTCTTAGTTCTTTTTTTCTCTACAGCAGACTTCCATCCAGCATATCTACCCTCTAAGGTACTATGCTTCTTTGAGAAATATCTTTGCCTAGACAACCGTCTTTTCTCTGGGTTTTCCTTAATCCACTGTGTTGTTCTTTTAATCCAACATCTTTTGCACTCTCCCTGATACCAAGCATCAGATCTTTTATAGAAGTAATCTAAGGATTTTCTCTTGCCACATGTTATGCAAACCATTGTCTTCATTATTTCTTCTTTGTCCATTCATATAGTTTCCTAGCGGCCAAGAAATATTCAAATTGACCATTAGTTTCACACTCTAACACTTGCCAAGAGTTAGATTCTTTATTTAAATGAAATATCTGGCACTTATCAATTTTGTAAGAAGTGCCTTCATAATTATTTTTTAGTCCTTCTTTATATGCAGCTAACTGTAGATAGTTTTCAGGATATATGTCTTTGCTTGTTTTCCAATCTATTAGTATCAACTTACCATCTTTCTCAGCTACACAATCTGCTGTTCCTCCATACATATGTTCCTTGTTCTTTATGATAACTTCATTAGCAATAGTCTTGTAACCTTTGAAAGCTACTTTAAAATTGTTCATTATTTGAGCTTGAACTGCACCTAATGCAGGTTCTTGTCCACTAAGACTAGCTTCTATTATTTCATGTACAGCACTACCAAATCTACTTGACTCTTCCTTTATACGTTCACACTCAGCAGTTCCAAATTTCCCATACCAAAAAAAGAGGCCATTTTTAGCAATAACACCTGTAATAGTTGTTACCCCTGGGACAACTTGTCCTTCTATGATATAACTATTTAACTTCTTTGACATTATTTCCTCTTTCGTGACAGTAAGTCGAGCAGAGCTACTATGGTGTCTAGTTCTTCTATAACATTCTTTACTCTTATAGACAAGGATCTAACTAATCTATTTTGGTTGAGATTAGTAGTAGCTACTGCTCCCATTACTATATCACTATTTTTTAGTTCCCTCTTCACTAAAATGCTCCTCTACTTGGTGCTTGTGTTCTAACATTTATTCTCTTAACTGTAGGATATCCTTTTGGATTTAAAGCTACAGTAATTGACAATACTGCATCAGATAACATATTAAATAAACGTTGGGCATCTTCTTCTTCATGTATGTCAAAATCTCCTAGAATTTCTCTAACTTCTTGTTCTCTTCCTGAGAATTCTAACAGTCTTTGAAGTTTAGAACCAACCCATGATTTAGGTTCAAAATCTAGAGGTGGTATGTAAGATGATGTGGTAAAGAATCTTATCCTTCCAAAACCACCACCATTTATTTCCTCTGTAGAAATAAAATTAAATATTAATACTTTCTTATCAGGTTCAAATTTACTAACATCAACTTTAAGATCTGATACTTTAAAGTCTGCTGTTATTCCATTTAAACTTTCATTAGATGCACTTGGTCCTGTTTGTTGTGTAAATTGTCTTTGTCTTTTTGGCATATTTTTTCCTCTATATTTAGTATACCAGATCATCATTAAGGATTAATTAATTAGGGAATCTGGGAAGTTTTTAACCTTTTTGCCTAATATATGTCTTCCTCTATTGGTTATAGAAACCTCATAAACAGGTGTTTCTGTCTGTACAATACCCCAATGAGAAAAATTTAAACTTATTAATCCTCTGTTAACTAAGTTATGTACTTCTTCACCAATTGCTCCTTCAATTTCAGCCACAGTTGATTGAACTCTTCTTTTTTTTCGTCTTTTAATTGCCATGCTTCTTCTCCTTCTTCTGTTCTAGTTCTAATTATGATACCTTTATCAGCTAACCCATCCATAATATGAGCTAATTCTCTACTAAATTCTTGATATTGTTCATCTTCTTCCATTAGAAACTACCTCTATTTGGATTATCTATTATGTGGACTTCTTCTTTAAACTCAAAGTTATCTGGGTCTGATACAGCTGTTAAACTTAGGTTAAGAAATCCCTCAGCATCTTGATCCCTAGTTTGATTTAGCAATACCGTTTTTATTCCTGTTCTTTTAACTTCTATAACACTATCTACTCCAGCCTCTAAGTCACTACTACCTCTCATACTTTGCTTCATACCAGGAGCCGGTTTATTATAATGATGTATTAAAACAACACTTATACCCGCTTCTTTTAGTACTTTGAGGCAGTTTAAGAAACGATTAATTTCTTTTGAACTGTTCTCATCTCCACTAAATACTCTTCTTAAGGAATCTAAAGTTACCAAAGCAATACTATTTGCTAAACAAAAGTCACGAATTTGGTATATTGTAGTTTCATTAATATAAAATGACGGATTTGTTTCAATAAAGATATTATGGTAGTCCAGAACACCAAGCAAAAAAAGTCTTCTCTTGATGCGTCTAAGACCATTCTCCTTGTCTATTATAAGGACTCCTCCGTGTTTAGTAGTGTATTTGTCTAAAAAACTTGAAGTTTCATCTGCCACACACTTAGCTATATCAAACAATAACCAAGTCTTAAATGAACCTGGAGTCCCAGCTATTATTGTTATACCTTCTTGTGTTACTAACCTATCAACCAAATATCCAGGATTAGGAATATTCGTCTTGTATATTACACTAATTGATGTAGGATTAAATATCTTAGTAGTCTCAGGTTCTTCTTCTCTACTATCTTCTTCTCTGTTAGCTATTGAATTAAATATATTTTTAAGTTCTTCTTCTTCTAATGGCGGTTCATTATAAGTATTATTGTAAGCTACTAATGTATTCCAAGCATATGTATCCCAATCTTTAGTAGGAGTTTGTTGTAATAGCTTACCCACATATCTAGTAGTAGTTTGATTGCGGGAACCTTCTGTAGTATGTTCAACTGTAACAGGTGTAAAGGATTCCTTGACAACTGCAAAGGAAAAATCAGGCATCACTACCCTCTCTTGTATCAAATCTTTTTTATCAGCAAAATAATATCTTTCATTGTTTACAACAGAAGGAGGGACTACTACATAACCACCTTCCCCTCTTATGTCTATCTTTTGCCCATTAACACCTACAGAGTTTCCATAACCTTCTTTATATTTAAACCAATCATGTATACCTCTAGGTGTATTAACCTGAACATTAGATTCATTAGCTAGTGTTAAGAATTTTTCATCCCTATCAATTACCAATAGGTCAGATAAACTTCCTGTAACAACTCCTATATTATTATCAACACCATTCCCAAACCATTTATTTAATTCATCTTCAGTAGCATAACGTTTGCTATAGTCTCTCCATATTACTGCTGGTACTTTAGTATTAGGTTTTAATGGTATAACACTAAGACCTAGATTTATATATGCTTTAGCGGTTTCTAGTTTATTCATTTAAATCTAGTCTCTTTAGTACTTCTTTCATATCCCATTCATATTTATATTCGCTTTTACATTCAATATTACGTTGTATTAATAGGTATTCAGCTACAAATTTCCAATTTATTTCACTCATTTTATCTTGTTTTCCTCCCCAATATTTATTTAACACTCCTTCTAATTGTTCCAAAGTAGCTCTTCTTCTCATTTTCATCTTCTCATCCATAGCATTATCCCACTCACAATGTTCTATGAACAAATGTCTTTGAGCAGATATTAATGCTTGTTTAATTTCTTCAGAAATTTTAATGCTTTTCTGTGTTCTTTTAACCATTTATTATAATTTCTCCCAAGTCGTGCAACTGCTGCTCTGATAAATAAGAGCCTTCTGCTATTGAGATTATCCTGCAAATCAGCGACCTTGACCCTGGTGGCCAATCTATTGCACTGTACTCTTTTAATGTAGGTGGTGTATGGTGTGCCTGCCTTGTTGTAATCGAATGCAAGTAAAGATATTGCTTTAAAAATATGTCGTGGTAATCTAGCTCTTTTAACTTTCCTAATCCCATCTTTAACGTCCTCCACATCATGCAGTATAGCGACTGTCATAGCTTCTATATCTGGTGCTACTCTCTGCATTACTCTTAGGGGGTGCAAAAAGTATGGTTCATGTGCCATATCCAATTGACCCTTATGTAACTGTATAGACAACCTTATCGCTTTCTCTAGCGTCTTATACTTCTTCTCATCCTTGTTTCTCATACCTACATTCTTAGTATACCAACTAAAGGTTAAGAAAACTATAACATCATTGTACCTTTATTAACCGTTTCAAAACTTCTTCTATGTGATAAGGCCTTAAATTATTACCATCGCAACCTATATCAAATTTATTACCATCAATTAAATTTATAGTTTTATGACTATGTCCATGCAATATAAGTTCTCCCGGATAATTATTTACAGTATGCCCATTTGGTTTATGAATCATTATTACAGGTCTATCTTTAAGAAAACTACCTGCTAAATGTATATATTTTTTAGTAGGATTAACAAATAATTTTAATAATTCAGGATTTTTATTTATCTTCCAATCATGATTACCTAATATTAATCGTATATCTTTACATTTAATTCTTTTTCTAGCATTAACAATGTTGCTGTTATTACCAAAAGCAAAATCTCCTATATGATAAAGAATATCATCTTCTTTAATCATCATATTTATATTCATGAATAAAGTCTCATTCATCTCTACAAAATCTTTAAAATCTCTTGTTCGATTATAACTATCCCCTGTCCAAACTGTAGTACCACGACATATGTTCTTATGCCCAAAATGGGTATCTGAAGTAACAAAAACATTTGGCATCTAAACTTTTGTTCCTAGATATTTATCACCAGGTTCTATACCAATAGATATTCTTCTAGCATCATGCTTAGAACCACCGATACCAAAGTATTCTACAATAGAATAAAGTAGTTCTTGTGTAGCTTCTACATCATCATTCTCTGTTATATCATTTCTTTCCTTTATTACAAACTTAACTTGTCCACCTTCTTCAGTAGTGTTTCTATTATAACATAGGAAACCATTATCAACTTTTTCAATTATTAATTCAAATGTCATATGTTCTCCTTAATCCCAAAAATGTATTCCGACTTTTATACTAGGTTCATGTCCTTTAAATGTAGGGTGTTTGTAGTCCCCTGGTGTACTTACTCTTGTAATTTTACCACATACATCACAAATACCTTCCATAACTGTGTTAGCCATAGGCCCTATTGAAAAGTTGTTTTGTCGCATGGCTTTAATGCCACACTTAGGACACACTTTATCAGGATACTTCTTCAAGGATTGTTTGTATTGCTTCTTCATCTTCCTGTATTAAACATTGTAAGATAGTTAAATAGGTTATTAAGTCTAATATTCTACCTTCCAATCCTTCCGTTAGCTCTTCTGGAAATTCTGGATTAGCTTTTATACAATTCATAATTGAATCATAATGCTTCCCAGCGTAGACTCCCCAGACTTGGTATTTAGTAAGACCAAGTGCTTCAGCGTTTCGCTTAAAGTTTACTAAGGAGTCTTTCGTCCCAGCATATGCACGACCTTTACTTTGAGATATTCTAATAACCTCATTCATTAAACCTTGTGTTATCAATCCGCTTTTTTCTGGTGTCATTATGTTTCCTGTTTTAAATTGGCTACATAATCTTTTTCATTCATGTTAAACGTCCATGCGGCAGCTTCTTTAACTGTTTTAACGTTTGGAGGTACTCTTATAAAACCGATTTCGTTTTTAGCTGGATCAAAGAATTGCAGTAAAACAATATCACCACCACTTTTATATAAGTTTTCTTTACCATCAGTATGTAGCTTCTCCATTTTACCTTCTAATAAGAATCTTTCATAACCAAACTTCCTAAGTAATCTAGATTTCACTTCTTGGTTTTTTTCAAATAGTACATAATTTACATTAAAGTCTGAAAAACCTTCTAATTTTTCATTAACATTGTTAGCCATTTGAAAGAATGTAGGTTGAAATGCTACATCAAAACCATTAAGTTCTGGTAGAACTTTTAAAAACATGTATTTCTCAAATGTATTATCAATTAAATGCCTTTTAACTTCCTCCACTGGCAGCAGAGTAGGCTTAAGCGTGTTCCATGGAGTGTCTTTATTGACTTCATGAATAACATATAGGTTTATATCACCCTCTTTAGTCTGAGTTAAACCTACCCATCTATTTGTACCTTGAATAAAACCAGCTGTAAAAGTTACTTGATCTCTTTGAGACACGATTTTACTTAACATTTCTACATTTATTGTTAGCTTTGCCATGTTATATCTCCTTTACTTGTAGCATTAGAATCCCAGTCAAATGCACCACGGGATCTTAACTCTCCAAGACCACTAATTGTTAATTGGTTTAGATCTTTAATAGGTTTTAACGTTTTATAGTTAACGAATCTTTCTTTTGATTCCCATTCTCTTCTTGATTCCATTTTATTTTCCTTATTACCATTTCATTTTGATAATTTGCTATGAAGTTGTAAAACCCTCCGCTTATATAGACTTCTTCTACTTTATATTCTCGTCTATCCATTTAATAGCATTTACTTGTTTACTCTCACCATTTTCTAACTTTACTAATCTAGTACCAATTTCGTTAATAATATTTGGTAACTGGTTAATATTGTCGTATCTAGTAATGTAATAATAGCCACCTATTATTTTTTCAGGATAAGGTATGTTCCAAGGAACATATTCCTTCCTAGTCAGCAACTCTACGGATTTCTTTTTCATCATATTCCCTTTGTTGATGAACTTTGTAAATCCCTTTATTAAGTTTGATATCACCATGTTCAGCCTTCCTTAACACACCTTCTTTTTCTTTAACATGACCAAGTACTAAGTTATGATCTTCAAAAACTTCAATAAATAAAGTTCCATTCTTATAAATAACTCTAGCCTTTTTATCATCTGCTTGGATATATTCATCCTCAGCAATTTTTTCTACGATTTTGTGCATATGCCCAGTTTTTTCACCGTAAGCTAATACTTTTGGTAAGTTAATTCTACCTTCATCTAAGGCTGTTTTAATATCCTTAATATTTTTGCTTACTAACTCAAGTAACACATCACCTTGTCTAAACAATTTTCCCATAACACTCTCCTTTTCATTACTCCACAATCCAAACATAAAATCATTATTTATTTCTGCCATTCTTGGCATGTATACAGACATCTCTGTTATCCAGTCAGATTCATATGTAGAACTTTTACCATCATATTCTCTTCTATTTTCTTTCATCAATCCCCCTATGCAAGTTAAAAATAGCTTGGTTTTTAACTTCTAACTCTTCTTCTAATAACCTTATTTTTTGAAATAACAGTTTTATCTGTTCTTCTTCGTTTAGTTTTATATCTTTCATAATAATCCTTTATTCTTTTTAACAGAACATCATCTGACAAATGAAAAGGGTCTTCTCCATACGCAATATTAGAAACGAATTGACCAACTCTCCAATCATTTAAATCTTTATAACCCTTTACTGCATCTGAAATTTGCTTTAACGTTTCATGTAATTTTCTTTTCGGTAATATCATAGTCTCTATTTATAGTATACTAAGTTAAGGTTAAGAACCAGTAAAGGTTACTTTCTTTTCTAACTTACTTCTATATTTGAATAATATTTGCATTAAAGGCAGGTAATTCTTGTACGCTTGAGCTTCCCCTATTACTATAACTTTGCCCATAGAAGGTACACATATACAAGACATAAAATCATTTAAAACTTGTACTTCATCTCTTATCATAGCTTATAAGGCCTTTGATCATTTGGGTTACTAGGTTTTTTAAGGTCTAATTCATTAAATTTAGCCCAATGTTGAAATTCTGGATCATGAGGTGTAATGATTAAGTCTTTCTTTTTAGCCCTTTCTAATCTAGTATTAGCGGTTCGTTCAGATTTCTCATGAAGTTTCTTTAATCTGTTAACCTGACCAGGGGTCATAGTCTCCATTTGCATCAAGTCAATATATTCCTTAGATTCAGCTTTACTCAGGCCTTCGTATTTAGCGTATCGTTTTTCTTCTGACATCTTGTAATAATCCTTTTATAATTTCATTAGCATGCCATTCCCAATGTCTAGCACTTTTTGCACCCATTATAGCACAATCAACATAAACCTGGTTGATAACACTAGCTATACGTTCTTCTTCTGTCATAGTTTTATCCCATATTTCTTATTAGCAAATTTTATCAACTCTGGTAAATTTTTGTAATGACCTCTTGAAAATGCAAAGTACCCACCAATTCTAACTGCATAATAGTAAGTATAAATTATAGGAGTATAATAAATCTTTTGTAAAATACTTAAACCTTTTATACTATTTAGCATCTGCACTTTAAATTGGTTATCGGATTCTCTTCTATCTTCTTCAGTACCACCTCTATCATAATTAAAGTCATGTCTCCTACATGCATGTTGCCACCTAAACTCTGGAATTATCTTATCTAAGTTAGCCAAGCCTGGACCACAACCATTACCGTAAATAGCTCTTTGGTCTTTAGTTAAATCCTTATAAAAGCTTAACCTTGTCATTAGTTCATACCAAATGTTCTCACAATGCTAATACATGCTACAATAACGGCCACTTTGGCAAGAGCATCAATTAAAGTATCAGGCCCACTATAATATAGACCAAATAATTTACTTATTAGTGATTCATTTCTCTTGTCCCTCTCTTCAAGTATTTCATCTAAGTGTTGTAATGAAACACTATCTTTTGCTTTTTCTTCTGATGTATATATCAATGTCATGTTATCCTCCTTATATGATTTATAAAATTATCTTTTATTGGCATTAAATCATCCCAACAAAATCCATCTTGTAAACTTCCTGACCTATACCTATCGAACGTCTCTAAAATAAACTTCTTTAATACTGGAATTAACTGACTAGCTATCTGATTTCTAGCTGACCAAGATAACTGCTCACAATCAGCACTATGTTCTATTAAACCCTCACGTAATTGTTCTTGTATTTCTACAGTAGACAGGCTATATCCTCTAACTGCTTGAGCGTTGTTCATGATTATATTTCTTAAATATTCTTCAAATTGTCCGCTCATTATCCTTCGCCTCCAGTATCTATTAATTCATTTTCTATACCTTCATGAGTAAATAAATTAACTTTTTTCTCATCCCCTAAGTATTTTTGACGTAGGTCTTCTTGCCAGATTTTGATTCCTTGTATAATTCTTTCAGAAGCAATAGAATACCCTCGTTGATACTCCCTTGTTGCAGATATATCTGCAATTTCTGGGCAACGACTTCTGTAAAGGCTATCATTAATTAAAGGATAATTATTAAAGCTATCCAAAATCTCTTTTGCACAATCACGCTTTGCTGTTTTTATTAGGTCTTTTAATTTCTCTTTAAAAGTATTTTGATGCTTGCTCATCTTGTCCTGACTGATATCCAATTCAAGAGTTTTTAAAGTAGCTTCATTCTGGCAAAAAATCTGCTTAATCAATGAAGCTGTTTTTAAAACATCAATCATAATCAACATAAAATCATGTTCTGTGCTTTTCATTTCCTCAATCTTCTTTTCATCTGTCATTGGTTTTGGTTCTCCCTATCGTCTGGCATGTATTACCTCCCAAACCTCACTTGAACTTTATGGTCATGTATTTCTGTTGTCATTTTTTCCAACGTCTTGTTAACCTCAACAAAACGATTATTTAGCTCATTTAAACCTATAATAAGTACTATAATAATAAAAAGGTCTTTCATGAAAAGCTCACCTTTCTTCTACCACTGGGGAATATTGCATCAAAACCACCAGGAGAATGAGCATCAAGATATTTCATAAGACCCATGCCAGGGTATGTCTCGTGACCAGTCCATTCTTGTCTTTGCTTTAGCGGTTTTAGTTTATCAGGAAATATTATTGGTAACATTAATGCTGTATGTTGTGCTTGTAAAGTAGCTACTGTATTAATAAGTGCCTGTGGGCCTATTTTAGCAATCTCATCAATAATTAAATCATCTGCCATGTTATTTCTCTCATTCTCTGTGTTTCTTTATCGTAATTACATAGATAATTGTAGTAAGCAGTCATACCAGACACGATACCTAAATTTAACGGTATGTATTCTCTTCTTTCTAATAAATCCATTCAAATCTCCCATCTGGTCTTTTTTCTGGTGGTCTTTCTATTACAATCTGCATAAAACCATCAGAATTAACATTTTCAATACAGTTATAACCGTCTGGGAATTTTACTTCAATAGCTAATGGTCCTTGTCTCCAATCTCTTTGTTTTATAAATTTTAAAGCCATTTCTTCTCCAAATTAGTTTTAAATCTTTCTACATCTATTTCAAAATCACACCATTGACATCTAAAATAATCTTTTCCTTCGTTCCATTTGTAGAAATTGCATAATTCATCCCCACATTTTAAACACCTTTTAAAGCCTTGTTTGCTTTCAAGATATTTGTATCCAATTTCACTCATCTCTTTTCCCCTAAAAAGCGTTTGCGGAGTTCTGCTAAGAACAGAAAAAGATGTGGCTTAAACTGATTATTACAGTAATTAGTTACTTCTTTTAAAATGTCTTCTGCTGTTTTTTTGCAACATTCACTAGTCATTAAACATCTCCTTAAAAGTATCTTGGTATGTATAATAAAACCCATGTTTTTCATAGTGAGCCAGATTCTTTTTGAATACTTCTATACATAGTTTTTTATCTTCATAGCTACAAAACTCATCATATATAACTGCAAAAGGAAACTCAGGCTTTTTAAATACTTTATCTTGTGCTTTGATAGGAGTTGAAATTATTATCTTTTTACCACTCATTTGTTCTGTTCCTTTTTTTTCATCCCATCCCTCCCAAAGATTCGGTCATTTTAAATCCCTCTGTCTGATTCTTGCCGTCCCTTCTGATAGAAAAAAATCTATTGATACAGGCGGGACTTTCCATTTCAAATAATCTTTTAAACTATCAGTAATATTTTTAATATCTTTTTTCTTGTGTAAAGCATCTTCATACTTCTCAAACACTTGCATAAATACAAGGTCGTAAAGTATAAAAACATTCTTCTTTTTCCTTTCGTTCACGGCGTTTCCTTTTTTAATTTTTCAACTTTATCTATGGCGTTTAATATTTCATCTAAAAACGCATCTGATACACAATGAATTAATAATGATACCCACATATCTATCAGATGAGAAAATATAGGAAATTGTTCTATTGCAAGTTCTCCAGCCCCTTCTGTAGCTTTTGCAAAAGTCTGGTTATAGTCATTAGCGAATGTACCTACTAAATTAGCTCTTATTTGTGTAGCTATATTTCGCATATAATGACTTCTATGTAATTCCATCAAAATTAATTCTCGCTTTGTATTCATCTCTTTTCTCCAATGTATTTTTGGCGGAGTTCTTCTATCAAATTATCTATCCATTGACCATCATAACTATACAAAGTTTTCTGTTTTATTCCTGCTATAATTGCACTACTTCTAGGTTTTAATTCCATTACTATCTCATCTAAAATCTTTTGTGCAACTTCACGCTTTGCTGTTTCTATTTGTTTTTTAACACACTGTTTTAATTTTACTTCCCAGTTATAAGTACCATCTTCTCTTGCATAAAGAATTATTTGCTCTAACTCAGAAATCTTCTTTTCGTCTGTCATATTTTATTCCTATGGACATGCTGAGAATCGAACTCAGTTCCTAAGAAGTCTGACATGCAGATTTATCTTAGTCAAATCCATTCATGCCCACTTTTATTATACTAGATTAAGATTGTGAAATGGTTAACCGCTAAAGCACACTAAAACAACTATTGTTGATACTTTTCAAATCTTAATAATTAAGTTGCTAAAAACTAGGTATACTATATATTAGTATGATATGCCGAAAGGTTATGGTAACTGGCATAACCACATAGTAGCCCCGATGCTAGTTGCTATATACAGGTGCTAAATAGCTTCTACTGTATTTCTTACTTAGCTACAGGATACTGTAGTAGCTACTTAGCTAATACCCTTAGCTTATTGGTAGTATATCCTTATATACCTGCTTCAAAACTGACATGCATATCAGCTTTAGCATAACCTTAACCAAAATCAGGTATACTAGTAGTGTGAGATATTTCACTGAACAAATAAAACTGACACCTCAGAAATGGGTTATTGAAGCTAGTAGTTTAAAACAAGCTAATGCTAAAGCTCGTGAACTTATTTTAGATTGCTTTAGCGAATGTATACCTAATGATGTTTATACTCAAGACCCTAAAAAATCATTGGTTCCGGATAAAACTGTGAGCTTTATCGATGGAAAATAAAGAAACAGAAGCAGCAATAGAATCTTGGCATAAAGCTAGAGCCAATGGTAAACCAATAATGCCATATCCAAATCCAATAAGTATTTTAGAGCTTACAAAAAAGAGCTTTAGCGATATATGGTCTCACGGACTAATTTCGGCTGCTCCTGAGCCTCGTAGCCCCCTCTCGTTGAGGATTAACAAGGCATACAATTATTACAGAACATTAGGAACTCTTGAGGATGCTGATATACGATATCATATTTGCGAGATTTTGATAAGATTATATTGGTTGTATACAGGAGAAGAGCAACCTTGTTCAGAACTTAAAGGTAAACCTACTATGAAAGGAATTAGGAACTATTTATATAACTTTCAAGAACTCATGTCAAAAGATGAAAAAGTTAGCTTTCGTGATATAATTAGTCTCATAGAAAAAGATGAGAGAGAACGAAAACAAAAAAAAGAGAGTGCTAAGAAAGTATTCGGTTCTAAGCCAAAAGCAAAAAGAACTAAGCGGACAGTATTGTGATATATTGGAGGCACTTGTGTATTTAGGACAATTAACAGATTCAGAATGTAAATGGTGTATATTGTTTCATACGGAATATGAAGCAAGATTTGTTAATGGTAATTCATGTAGAGAAATACAAGTAAAGTTAATAAGGCATCTTCAAAAAGAGGGTGTATTGGAGCGTGATTAATGAAACTTGTGGGATTTGGGGAAGTAGGATTTGATTCAGATGAGGAGGATGATTCATGCGGATTACTGAAACACAAATTAAAAAAATATCTGACACTAATTTTAAACTCACTATTGATGACAAAAAAGCTGAGTTTATAGATAAATACTTAGAAGATAATAAGTTAGATTTTTTGAAAGAGGCAATTAATTATGGTAGGGCTGTAAATTGGAAAAGATTACAAAATCATTAAGATATTTTATTAATAAGCTAATTTTACATAAAAAAGGTTTATGTCTTCTATGTTATAGAAAAATGATATTAGATGATGTTAATGTATTATCTTGTTATAACTGTCATTTACATATAGAAGCTAGTGTTCATCCTAAACTTTGTTAAGATTTGTAATTTCTTAGCTTTCTTTTAATTATAGTGTGGTATAGTTATAAGTGAAAGGTAAAAACAAATGAATGAAATAGAATTAGCCAGATATAAATTAATAATGCAAAATTTTAAAGATGTTGTAAAAACTAGTGTAAACGGAAAAGAAATAGATGGACAAGAATTTATTGAAAGATTCATTGCTCAAGATTTTTTAGAAACTGATGTCTTAGGAATAGAAAAGAGGTTTAAATGAGAAACTACGAAGCATTAAAACAAGAACTTAAAAAACCTGAAGTTAAGGATTACTTAAAATCAATAGCTGATCATGAAATATTAAGTCAAGATGAAATTGTTTGTTTAATTAAAAAGTATCAAAAGGGTGAAAAAGAAGTTCTTAATAGTCTTGTTAAACATAATATGAAATTAGTTGTAAGCATAGCTAAAAATTATGTAGGCCGTGGTGTAGGTTTAGAAGATTTATGTCAAGAGGGTGCTTTAGGAATTAAAATAGCTGTTGAGAAGTTTAATATTAAAAAAGGTATGCAATTTAGTACATATGCTTATAATTGGATAAGAAAATTAATTGGTATTGCTGTAACAGAACAGTCTGGTACTTATAAAGTTCCATTTGCTCATGCTGTATTAGCTAATAAAGCATTAATAATTAGAAGTGAACTTGAAAATCTTGCGTGTCGAGAAGTAACGGATGAAGAGATAGCATCGGCTTTATATGTATCTGTAGATAAATTAAAATCAGCTATAAGATCTGTGCAAGGTTCAATATCTATTAATGAAAAAGTAAACGATACTGATGAAGATATAACAATAAAGGAAACCCTTAAAGATAGTTTTAATCTGCAAGAGCATATAGATAATAAGGATTTATCTGATAATTTAGATAGTATATTAATTAATTATTTGGAGCCTCATGAAGTCTATGTTATTAAATACATGTTTGGTTATTTTGAAGATAAGCCTAAACTTGAGAATCTTGCTAGTAATTTATCTATAACTGAAGAACGAACTAGACAAATATTTGTAAGAGCTAAAAATAAATTAAATAATCCTGATATTAAGAAGTTAATAGGTGATGTGCTATGAAAAATGAATGTAAAGTGTGCAAGGTTCTTAAGTATTATACAAATGAGTTAATTGCAAAACATCATATATCTAATTGTGCCAAATTACGAGGAATTGAGGCTGCTAGGACATGTTTAATGACACTTCATGTGGCTAATATAATCAAAGCTAATGAAGAAGTTAAAAAAAGTTTTTATAAATATGGCAAATATAAAGTGGAGGTATTAAATGCAGAAATTAATCAATTTCTTAAAGAAGATATTTAATATAAAACCTGAATTTCCTTTAAATAATCTGGAAGAACATGAAGAAATTAGATTAACATATGAGCTGCATATAAAAGCTATTAATAATTTGTTAGCTGATAATCCTCACATTTCTTTATATGATATTATTGATGCTTCAATAGAATCCCACTTAGAAGTTGGTATAATGCTAAAAAGAGTTATATATGCTATGCCGAATATCCTTAAGGCTAAGAATGTTATCCAATTTAAAACAATTGAATGGATTATTGAAGACATGCTAGAAGCTTATTCAAGTAATCCTATAATTTCTTTAAGGGAATATAATGAATCTTTTATGAAAGCATATTGTAAGCGGTATGTAAAACTATGAAATATCTCATAATTAGCTATCTTTTTTCATTTTCTATAATATTATTTAATAAAGCTAATTGTATAGATTTTTGTATAGATTGGTGTAGTGGTGAATATTATGAGTATCAACAAGTTTGTTATAATAAATGTTATTATAAGTGTATTACTAGAGAAGATTAATTTTAATTAATCCTTGTTTTATTGTTTTCTTAACTAAAGAGTAGTATAATTGTATTGTAGTGAAAAGAGGTATAAAAAAAGCTTTCAGAAACTATCTAAATACTTACTATATTAATAGTAAGAAATATAGAAACAATATATATCATCAAAAGACTAGGGCTTACGGCGACTACTTATACTTTCAAGACAGGAATATGTTTGATGTAATATTAAGAGAAACATTAACAGGGAATAGGCCAGAGTATATAGATTTTAAGGTTTAAAAGTATTGTTAAGGATTAATAAAAATGGAAGAAGATATAACAAAAATACTAGTTGATAAAGATAAGGATATTAGCAACATCATTGGTACTTCAGATACTGAAGAGTATATTAAAAAACTAGATGCGCTAATGGAAAAACTAGGGATTGAGGATAAATAAAATAATGAAAGTAAGTAATATAACAAGTAATAAAGGTAATGATATACCAAATCAATTTATTATTAACACGCCAAATGCTACATATTTTCAAAGTTATAAGACTATTATTGTTAAGACAACATTTGAAAATGGTGATAGAGTTGTATATTTAGACCAAGATTCTTGGAATTATAGCATAACAACGAGTAAGTATCGAAATCAATTCTTAGGAGAAGATACCAAAACAACTAAGAAGAAGATAAAAGATGGCATTTATAAGTTAGTAGATTTAAACAATGAAGAGGTGCAATAACATGAAAGAAACAATAGCAATAACTATTTGTATAGTAAGTTTAATAGCTTCATTAGTCTATGTAATGGATTTACAAGCAGATTATGAACATCATAAACTAGAAGTGATTAATAAAGCAGTAAGTCAAGGCAATGTATTGGTAATAGATTAGTGATTGAAGTAATAATAATATTAGGAATAATGATGTTATTTTATATTAAGCTGTGGAATGATTAGTTTGATTATTTATAATTTCTGTATCTATATAAAACAAGCCAATGCTTAATCATATTGTTAAATCTTAATGTAAACCAATCTTTAAGTTTTTTAAGCATATATTTAATCCTCTTACTATAAGTATACACATAACTTAATTTAATTAAACAGGGTTAATACTACATAATTACTAATCTTATCTTAACTTAATTATAGTATACTAATATTGAAAGTGAGGTAACAAACATGTTTATAATACACGATCATAATTTACAAATAATTGCAAATTTTCATAATTTACAAGATGCTAAAGCTTTTAAAGACTTGCATAAGGAACTTGATAGAATTAAAAATGTAGGATACTAACCGGATAAAATAACATAATAGCCGGTAAATAAAAGAGCCTGAAGATTAAACCCTTCAGGTTTTTTTAATTGGTAATAAGATATATACGCTAAAGCCTAAACCCGCTAAAGCCATATACCCCAAGGCATTCGGCTTAAAATGTTGCTTTAGCGGTCTAAAACTGATTCAGACATCATAATCAGCTAACGCTAAAGCCTTATATACCCATGATTATTAAGATTTTAAGGCCTCTAGCAGAGCCTACAGTCAACGATACCAAGTAAGATAGTAGTATATGACCTCGTATGTGTTGCTGATATATGGAAATAATAGTGTGCTTTAGCGGATTATGATATCAGTATCAGTTTTTTCAAGGCTTAGTGAAGACGCTAAAGCTAGGTAGGTTTACCGAGTAGTAGTATGCTTTAGCGATATACCCTACACCCGTCCGACACCCAGACGGGGTTGTGGATTTATAAGAACTATATGCGACAACATATGTGTGCAAGAAAGGATTGTTAGAAAAGTATAGTACTATTAAAAAAAATTTTATATTTTTCTGCTAAAGCTTCTATAATATACCTTGCAACTCTGTTCCACGAAAGCTACCGTATAATAATACTTATGATAAACTTCATCTTAACAATATGGCACAAGTTCTTAGATTTTATTAAAGAGGAATAACTATGAAGAAACTACTAATTGGTATACTTGCTTTAGCGGTAATGGGATCTAGTTGTGACTTTTCAGAAGTAACATCTGAAGTAACAGATTCTGTACCAAGGCTATATAACAAATGTAAAAAAGGTGTAGTATATGTAAATACCTTAAAGATGACAGAAACTGGCTTAATAGCAGGATTGGGATCAGGATTTGTATATAAAGTAACACAAGAAGATAAGATTCAAATAATAACTGCTGCCCATGTTGTATTTCAAAAGGATATAATCTCAATTACTTTTTATAATGGTTCTATCTTTAATTGCAAAATAATTAATATAGATGAGGGAAGAGATTTAGCCCTACTTGAACTTACAACTAAAGCAGATACTAATTCACCAGATCCAGAATATATTGTTCTAGCTTTAGCGAATCTAAGTAAAGTAAAGATTGGTGAAAAGGTTATATTAATTGGACATCCTTTAGGACTTAGTTGGAGTATAACAACTGGAGTAATTTCAGCTATAAGAAAAAATTTAAAAGGTCCAGGATTTATTGTATTTAATGCTATACAAACTGATACTGATATTATAGGTGGCAATAGTGGAGGACCTTTATTAAATACTAAAGGTGAAGTACTAGGAATAGTTAGTTTTGGAAGTTCTGCACCAAGGGGCGGTGGTTATTTAGGTTTTTGTATATCTTGTTATGATATAGATAGATTTGTTAATAATCTTCCTGGACAAGTAAATCCTAACATAAAATATATATCATATGGAAGATAAAGATATTTCTGTATTTAACTTTGATTTATCCAAAGCTGAAAAAACTATTAAGGATGGAATTACTATTTTTACTTTAAGAAAGTTAAATAATGACAAAATTATCACAACTAGAGAAGGACAAGATATCAAAACTTAAAGAGTGGATTCAGAATCCTATATATTTCTTTAAGGATTGTGTTTTAACGGTAGATGAAGCTAGAGGTAATCTAGGGTTTCAAGCTATTAGACCAATGCCAGTATCTGAAGAATATTTACAGATAACTGTTCAACTTATTTTAGAAAACAGAGTTTTAATTATAAACAAATCTAGAAGGATGATGGCTACTTGGATAGCTTGTGCTTTTGCATTATGGAAACTTTTATTCTTTCCAAATGTAGGTATCTATATAGTATCAAGAAAAGCTGAAGAAGCAAATGATTTATTAGTAGAACGAGTATGGTTTATGTATGAAAATATACCAACAGAGTTTAAACCTTATTTACCAAAACTTACTAAAAAATTTAATATTATTGAATGTGAAGAAATGGGTGGTTTTATAAAAGGTGTAGCTTCAGGTCCAGATCAACTTAGAGGAAAAACAGCTTCTTTAATTATTTGGGATGAAACTTCTTCAACAGATTATATACTAGATACTTGGAAATCTTTAGGTTTTACTATAAAAGGTGGTGGACAAGTTGTAGTATTAAGTACTCCTAGACTTAATGATTTCATGGTCATGTGGGAAGGTCTTAGAACTGCGCTTAGAAAGTAGTTCTTTTTTAAAAGTCTGCATCTCTTTTCTGTAACAACGTGAACATAGACCTCTTGATACGTACTTGAATTGACATTTTAGGCATTTCAGACACTTATCATATTGGTTAGACCATATTTTACTTACTTTTTTTATATAAAATTCACCTTCATCTCCTATAAATCTTAAAATCTCTCCAGTTTTGTAATTTATTAATTGGAACATCCATAAATCGAATTGGTTCTTATTGCCTCTAACACGTAAAACTCGTTCTTCTGGTAGAAGTTCTCTTCCTAGTATACCCTGAACTAGGAACCTTTGTTTAGGTATCCAACATTGCCGCCATAATCTGCCATTTCTGATCTTAATATACACCAATCCTCTAGAATTTGTATATTCACTGCCGATTAAATTGCCGATACGTCCCATATATACCTTTCAATTTTGATTATATTAAGATTTTTAACCATATACTAATAATGTATGCCACTTTTAGCAGGAAAGTCAAAAAAGACCATGCAAAAGAACAGAAAAGAACTGTTCTCATCTGCTAAAAGAAAAGGAAAAATAGGTAACATTAACTTATCTAAATATTCCAAAGCAAAAAGAGCTAAAATAGTAGAAGCGGTTGTCCGCTCTAAAGCAAGAGGAGAATAATTATGACAGTAAGAATAGGTGAGAATAAAAAATCTATGATTGGTGGAACATCTGCCGCAAGAGAAGATCTTTTAGTAGCTCATGGTAATGAATTTCCGGTAGCACAATTTTCAAATATAACTATCACAGATGCAACCTTAGATAGACAGGATTTTGTTGTACCACTTCAAAATGAGTACACAGTAACTAAAGCAGTTTATAGAGAAACTACAGCGATTGCAGATGGTACAGGAGGTTCAGTTTCTACTTTAATTATAGAACAATGGGCAGAAGGTACTTCAACTGGTGCTGCAGCAACTACTACAATAACTAAAAATATTGATGCAGTAACAGCTAAAGGTGTCTCAAAAACGACTGACTTAGCAATTAATTTAACTGATGTGTCTGGTGGTTCTCTTATTAAAGTTAGAACTACTCAACATACAGGTACTGGTGCAGCAGGAGTAATTTCTTTAACAGTTTATGCAGCAGAAAAAGATCCTGCTTAGTCTAATATAATAAATAGAGGAGAATATTAATGGCCGCAACAGCAAATAAATTAGCACCGACTAAGGTAAACGTAATAGGATTGATAGGTGGATCAGATACAGACGGATTAGATGCCGCTAAAGCTTCACCAGATCATATCATATTACAAGCACAAGTAGAAAGTACTAATGGTACAATTTTCGCTGTAAAAGTATTTGTAAGTAATGCACTTACTTCTACAGGACGAGTTGCTGACGACATTACTGTCTCATAAGGAGGCTAGATGTCTGACAGAACTACGATACTTAAAGAGTTTTCAGCGCAAGCTACAACCTTTACAGGCGATGCAATTTCAATGGAAGGTAGAAGAAATCCTATCTTTTCATCAGAATATACTGTAGTATCTGGAGCAGGAAATCAAACAATAACTATACAAACTACAAATGTAGATAGTACTTTACATGCCACAGCTGCTTATTGGGAAACTTTGCATACTTTTGCTACTATTAATAGCGGAACAACTGTTCCATCTTATGTATCTGAATCTACATTAAATAATGGTGATTCTATATCAGGTGCAGCCAGGACTATACCAGGAAGATTTGTTAGAGTATTAGCTACATTATCAGGAACATTTAGTTTTACAGGAAAAGTAAGAATGGCTTACGATGTAGCCGTAACCGAATAGGAAGCTACATGCCAATAAGTTTAATATTAGGTGGAGCAAGTAACAAAGAAGAACCATATGAATTTGATAGATTGTTCTCACCTTTAGAAAGAATTTCAGGATTAAGAAATAGAATAAGAGACCCTAGAAAATTTTCTAGTTCAGATGGACCAGATACAGAATCCGATATGTTAAAAGCTGATATGGAAAAAGATTTTGATTTAATTCCTAGTCACAAATTATTTGCTTTACTAGATATGATTGAAAATACACTTCAAAAACGTAAGAAGGATTTTCAACAATAATGGCAAAGATTGTTAAATATAAAGATAAAAAATTAGAAGCTTTGGTTGCAAGGGAACAGAATCAAGTTGGGCATGACATTATTTTAAAGATTTTAAAGAAATATAAATATAATACAAAAGATCATTGGGATGAGATTACCCAAAATGTAGCAGAAGAATTAAATACAGGTATAGATTATGCAGGTAGATTAGCAGATTTAGTTATGTGCTATGCTGTGATAGGTGGAGTTGAGTCAGCTACCCAAAGTCTTCAAGCAGATGTTTTAAATCACATGATAAAAGGTATGTATGAATCATATGAAGCTGGTGATAGATATTCACATAGAGAATACGGAAGATTAATAGGACAAATGGCTGGTTTAGTTCAAACTAAAGATACCAGTACTATGATTGGTATGTTTCAAAAAGGTGATGCTAAAGGATTAATAGCTTCTTCCAATGCAGGAGAATTAATCAAATTAATTAGGCAATCATTGGAACCAGAAAAGCCAACTATATTAATTGAGGATAAATCAAATGGTTAAACAATCAATTATAGATATTAAAGATATGGCTTATGCTTTTCGTAATCTAATTGAAGACGTACGTTTTTTAGTGAAAGGTAAAAAATTAAAGTTTGTAGAAGGCTCTAATGGGACTATTGGTTTAGCAACTTTAGTTCTTGGAACAGTTACTGTAAGTACAACAGCAGTTACAGTTAATAGTAGAATTCTACTTACACATCAACCTGGTGGAGCTAATCATGGTTTTCTTAGAGTTTCAACGATTACAGCAGGAACAAGTTTTATAATAACTTCATCTAATGTTCTTGATTCTGGTAGTGTGTTTTATATAATAATAGATAAGATTTAGGAGAAGTTATGCCTGATCCAATATTAAGAAGATTACAAGATCCTAGAATTTCTCCAGAAGAGAAAGAAGAGCTTCTCCGTAGATTAGCAGAAAGACATTCAAATCAAACAGGTCGTCCTATTAAAGCTGCTATATCAGAGTTTAGAACTAGACTATTTAAACCGAAATTA